CGACATAAGTTTGGTAAATGGTACGAGTCAGAAGTAAAGACTACTGAAACCAAACTTACAGGACGTTTTTCCGACGATACAGTTATCCTGCAAGTATTCAAATAACATACAAGGTCTCCGAATAAATACTATATGCGGAGACCAGTATGGCTAAAACTCGTCAAGAATTAATTAAAGAGATTGAATTATCCCTGGGCGGAGGGATGATAGATGTTGAGCTAGATCCTGAACACTACAATCTAGCAATAGATAAAGCATTATCAAAATATAGACAACGAAGTTCAAGATCGACCGAAGAATCATTTGTTGCTATAACATTAAAAGAAGAAATTCAAGATTACGTTTTACCGACCGAAGTAATAGAAGTAAAAGATATTTACAGAAGGCAAACAGGATCATTTGGTTCAGGAGTAGGTGCAGATATTGAACCATTTGAAGCCGCATATCTCAATACATACATGTTACATTCAGGTAGAGCAGGCGGACTGGCAACATTTGAAGCATACCATTCATTTAGAGAATCTATAGGTAAAATGTTCGGTTCAGAATATCTATTTACTTGGAAGCCTTGGAACAATACATTAAATATTCATAGAAAAGTAAAAGCAAACGATGATGTATTTGTGCATTGTTACAATTATAAACCTGATGTAACTTTAATAACCGATACGTATTCTGCATCATGGATACGTGAATGGTCGACGTCAGAAGCAAAAATGATGTTAGCGGAAGCAAGAGGAAAATTTGCTTCAATAGCAGGCCCACAAGGAGGCACCACTCTTAATGCAGAAGTGTTAAGAGCTGATGCTGCACAAAGTTTTCAATCATTAGAGGAAGAACTAAAGACATATGTCGATGGTGGCGACCCTCTAGGTTTTGTAATAGGATAAAATGAATGAACCACAAGAGTTTGAAGATATAGTTTTTGAAGAAGTACAAGGTAAAACAAACGATACTTTTATATTTAAATTTCCTAAATTAATACCAGCAGACCTATGTTTTGATTGTATATCGTTGTATGATCAATTAGAAGACCAAGGATTATCAGAAAATTCAGGATTTAATACAAAAGACGGTCCTAGAGTAGAGGTACCTGCCGATAGAGATAAAAATAAAGAAGTTTTTATTTCTAGTTGGAGTCTTACTAGATTAAGTAATGTTCCTCATGCATCAGGCATATGGAGTTTTGTTAATCAAGCCTTACTTAAATACAAAGAAAAATATGGTGTTGCATTAAGTGGTCTAAAATTACGAGGATGGGATATAAAATTACAAAAAGTTGAGCAAGGCGGAGGATATCATGTATGGCATTTTGAACATGCTCCTACTGATAACCGTGTTCTTGCATGGATGATATATTTAAATGATATTCCTGACGGAGAAGGCGAAACTGAATTTTTATATCAAGGTGTAAGAATGAAACCTGAACAGGGCACATTAATAATGTGGCCTGCCGGAATAACCCACGTTCATAGAGGGAACCCCACATATAGTCAATCAAAATATTGTATTACTGGATGGATTGAACGAGTAGACTAATGAAATTAGAAGATAATTGGCATGTCCATGCTCCTTGGGCTCCTTTGGTGTGTATTACTAAAATTCCTAATGACTTATTTGATAAATTAAATTCTATAGTAAACGAATTGTGGAATAGAGATGATAAAAAACATGTAGGAGAAAGATTAGTAGGACAGATTAGACATGAGTACGAAGTACCTATAGAATATTTAATAGAATCCAATTTAATAGATTATATGATAAGCATGGGGCAAAAATATTGGAATACTATTTTAACAAATGGCAATATGGGTACAACATTAGGAATTAATGGAGTGAAAAACTGGCAGTATGCATTAATAGCGTGTTGGTGTAACTACATGAGAGAAAACGAATATAATCCCATTCATAATCATGAAGGAGAAATTTCTGCTATAATTCATTTAAATAGTATAAAAACAACAGAAAATATAAAAAGTAATATACAATCAGATGGCAAACTATTTTTTCTTAGCGGGAATACAGATAACAAATTAACAGAATCTCATTGGAATATAACACCAGAAGCAGGCATGTTATACTTGTTTCCTAGCTCTTTACATCATGGTGTATATCCTTTTGTCGATAAACAAGAAAGACGAAGTGTTTCGTTTAATATAGGAGTAAAACCAGATGAGTCTCAAGGAGCTAACTAAAGAACAACATACAAATGCAGAAAGGCAAAAGTTTGTTCCTATTCTTATGAGTGGGGAAATAGAAGTTAATGTATATTTTCATTATCTAGTAAATCAACATGCATGTTATAGTGCATTAGAAAGTTGTCAATTTAATTTACCCGATGACAGATTAAAGCGAGCTTCTGCAATAGGCAAAGACACAGAAGAATTGAAGTTAATGGGTCCGATACCTAATACATGTTATAACTTAGAACCTAGCACAAAAAAATATGTAAAGTATGTTAAAAATAAAATAAAAGACGAAGATCAATTTTTAGCTCATGTGTACGTTCGTTACTTAGGAGACTTAAGAGGCGGTCAAATGATTGCTAAAAAAGTACCAGGCAAAGGACACTATTATCAATTTGAAGAACCTAAAGAATTAGCAGAATCAATATATAGTAAACTACACGATGGTATGGTAGACGAAGCAAGATTGGTTTTTGATTTCGCTACAGATTTATTCAAAGAGTTATATGAAAGACATTTTTCAAACCCTAAAAGAGTGCGAAGAAAATCTACTTAATCAATTATCTTCAACCGGTGCTCCTGTTCCCGATCATCATGAATGGCCTTGGCGTAATTACGTTTTTGAATCTGTGTTTTATCGCAGAGCTCATTTGGATGCAGTTGAAACCGATAAATTATATATGTTTCATTTATGCATATTTCCTCGTATTTTTAATCCTGCACCTATATATGGTGTAGACGTAATAGCAGGTAAAAATATAGTAGGCGGGGCATTCCATGATTTTAGCAAAGCAGGAGACGAAGAACATTATATGATGAAATGGTTTCAAAATAAAGTAAAACCATATAAATGGACAAAAACTCGAGAGCTTCCTGAGTGGGCTCAAAATATATTCAGTCCTGGCATGGTAGCAGTTAGTAGAACTAAAGAACCTCAAGATTATGTTAATTTTTGTGAATTAGCAGTAGAAAATTTAGAATATTATCTAACAGAATTAGAAATAAGTCACAATACATCTTTTGAAACGAGTGATAAAGATTATATAGAAGAACAAAACTGGTATTGTAAAAACCAAAAACTTAATCCACATACGCCTAAAGTAATGCGAAATTTTTGCGAAGATGACGAAACTGTTCGCAAATTTATACACGAATGCTTATTTCCTGAAATTTAGACCTCTTATAACCACCAGGTTTTACTGATCTGCCGATAAATAATTTAAATAATGAATTTAGTCATTAATAGTGAGGAAATAATATGGCAACATTAGCATCTCCTGGTGTATCAGTATCCGTCATTGATGAAAGTTTTTATGGATCTGCTGGAGCAGGTACTGTACCTTTAATCATAGTTGCGACAGGTACAAACAAAGCACATGTCAGTGGTACGGGAACTGCATCAGGCACAACAGCAACAAAAGCAAAAGCACCTCAGTTGGTAACAAGCCAGCGAGAGCTTATTCAAACTTTCGGAACACCTTATTTTAAATCGGTGTCAGGAACTGCTCAACACGGATATGAGACAAATGAATATGGATTATTAGCGGCATATAGTTACTTAGGTTCTGCTAATAGAGCATATGTCGTAAGGGCAGATGTTAATACAACAGAATTAGAGCCAAGTGCAACAGAGCCTACAGGAGCTCCTGCAAATGGCGCATTATGGTTAGATACTGCTAATTCTTCATTTGGTGTATTTAGATATAATGCGACAACAGGTGTTTGGGATAAGAAAACAGTTACAACACCTGTAAGCACAGATATGCATAGTGGTACTAAAGATAAACCAGCTGATGCATTTGGATCAAATGGTGATTATGCAGTTTCAACTGAAGATGCTGACGGTTTTGCATTAGGCACAACAGCAGAAGCTATTAAGTTTTGGCAAAAAGTTGGTGGCACATGGGTACAAATTAATCATGCTGGTAGAGCAAGTTTAAGTCCTGCAGCCACAACGGTTACAGTCGGTGGTACTGCGGCTCAACCTAGTTCGCCTGCAGGAAATGATGTCTGGATTAAAACTGAATCTGCAGGAAGTGGTACTAATTTTGTAATTAAAGAATATAATTCCACTACAAGTGCATTCACTACAAAAACAGTTAAGCCTTATGCAGATGATAATGCAGCGGCGCAACCGGGTAACTTTGATTCGGGTAGAAAAGCAGATATTATTATTACTGGATTAACATCAAGTGCATTAACACATTCAGTAGGCGGAGCTAATAGTGCATCGTTTACTATTTTAGATGGCGGTTCGGGATACGATCCAGATAATCCTCCAACTGTTACTATTGCAACGTCAGAAGGCGGAAGTGCAGCAGCCCCAACTACTCAACCTACCGCAGTAGTTGATAGTACAGGTGCTATTGTTGCTATTGTGACAGCATCGAACGATGCAGCAGGGTTAGGTGAACAGCTAAGTGATATTTCGGCAGTATCTATTACATTAAATGGCGGAGCAAAACCTGCAGAAGGTTCTTTATATACTGTTCCAGATACAACCGCAGGATCATTTCTTTTTAAGAGATTTCCGGGTGCATCAGGAACATCAGCAACCGTAGCAAAGCAAACAGATACAACAAATTATTTTGCAGCCGACAATGAATTAGAAGCAAGTGCAACCGCTATTGTAGGATCTCCTGCAACAGGTACATATTGGTATGATTCAAGATTGCTTGCAACTTCTTTTGATATTTACAAAAAAGGAAATGGTGGTTGGCAATCAGTAACCAATGCAACAGGCGCATCTGCTGGAGGTTTGGGACTTACATTAACTGTAGGCACAACCGCTCCAACTTCAGGAGCCGGCACAGGCGATCTTTGGATTGACACTAATTTCTTAGAAACTTTTACTATTAAAGAATATAATGCCGCAGGTAAGTGGGTGGCTAGAGATTCTTCAGATCAATCAACATCAAACGGTGTTGTATTTGCTGATCTAACTGCTACAGCAGGAGATAATACCACAACATTATCTGGTTCTAATAATAAAGGTGCAACAAGAATTGCCAATGCTCCTAATCCAGCATTATATCCAGATGGAATAATTTGTGTTAATATGATTCATAGTTCATACCACGTTAAGCAGTATGACTCTACATTAACTACAACAACAAAATGGAGAAGTGCAGCCGGTAATAAAGCAGATGGTTCTGCTTATGTA